ACTGGCACTTTGTATAAGTTGGTGAATAATTGCATTTCTATAAAGTAGATAGTTCGGAGTGGTAATGTCTCCAATCAAGGCTTCAAGTTTACTAGTAGCTTTTTCTTCACCGCCAAGCATTTTCCATATATCTAGATCCTGAGGAATGTAGCTAACAGTCCCAGCAGTAATAGAAGAACCATCGTCTGCCCTCATACTACCTGACGTTCGATTAGCGTTCCATCTTGCAATAATTGCAGATGCTAATGCCATCTTAAAATTTGTTTTAGTTGTCTGGTCCATTAACGCGTCCCTTGCTTGTCAATTTCTGCAAGCTTCTTCTCTATCTTAGAACCAACCTCTACCATCCAATCAGGTCCTAAATTATCTAATACTTGTAACTGCTCTTGCGGAGGCATAGCAACATAGCTGGCCCTCATTAATGAATTGATTAAAGAGTCATCTGGGTATGTATCTAGTACAGTTCCCCTAACTCTCAAGATTGCATCGAATATAGACTCATCTAGTTTTTCAGGATAAGTTTTCTTAGCCATTAAACTCCCATAGGTGGTTGTATGTTATTTAGTGGGTTTTCTTCAGGTGTAGGAAGAGGAGTTGCATTATCTGCCATTCCTTGATCAGCTCCCATTTGTGCTAATAATCCTTCCATCTCCATTTGTTCTGGAGGAGGTTGTAATGGTGCAGGTGCTTCAGGAGTACCCATTTGACTCATCTGTCCTCGCATCCCTATTTCATTTGAAGGAATAGCCATTTGTTCTTCTGGTATTAAATTTTGCTGAGCAGCTAATGCCATCTCTTCTTCTATCATTTTTTGTATAGAAGATCGTTGTGCAATAGTCTCTAGCTGTGTATCAATAAGTTGTTGCATAACAGCAGGGTTATCTTCTGCTCTAGTTGACATAATCTCTTCTCGCCAAGCTTCAGGATCTTGCGCATTAAGTAATCGACGCATAACCACTTTAGTTGGCATAAGTTCTGAATTCTTTAATGTTGCGGCAGCAGCTACGTTCCGTAGTTCTTCGAGTGGGAATCTTGCACGTAAGTGTACTTTTGTATTACGCATCCCTTTAGTGTCTTTACCCTTAACATTAAATGCGAATGATTCTACACTATCTTCTGAGTCCATACGACCCATAACTTCAATATTCTCGTCCCATGAGTATCTTTGAGACAGCCCAATAACCTTTGCATTAATATCTTCCATAGCCATTTGTGCATTTTCAACAGGTTTAAATACTTTAATCAATGAGGCTTGTTGCTGTGCAATAGTATCAATACCACTAGAACCTGCTTGTGGTAGTGAGAAACCTTCTTCGTCTATTTGTACACGAAAGAAGTTTGTTAGTTGATCTAGGTCAGGCAGCGTACCCCTAAATTGGAGGTAGTACACATCCTCTCCTTCGAGGATCTCAATTGTACCTGACCCCGGCTCAATGTCTACTGGCTCATCATTGACGCGCCGAATAACCATTGTTGGGTCTGCATACAAATCTGCAATACGCATATGCCTGTTAAGTAGCCATTCCATTTCAGCTACACTGTCAACAAGCGCATAGTTTACAGAAAGTCCCATATTACCCCCATGCTTAGAGGTCGTCTTTGCACAGTGGAATATGGTAAAAGGTAAGCAATCATAGAACATCATAACTGAAGGACGCATCACAAATTGGTTATGCGCTGATACAGCATGGATAATTGAGTCCCCTTCCCATGCCCAGTAGTCTACTACTTCAACTGTTTTTTCTGGATGTAGAGGTTCTGTATAATCTAAATCTTCGTCTTCGCGCTCGGTATCATTATAGTTTAGTTGAACACCCCATTGTTCTTCTACTTCATATACTTTCATCCAAGTACGATGCACAACAGCTTTCCATTGTTCGTGAGTTCCACCAGCTATGGGGAACACTTCGGCAGGATCAATGCTCTTTATCTCAATTGGAAAGTGGTACATAGGGCGGTCACCCTGAAAATCACTATCGTCATCTGCATAAGTATTACGTGACCATGTAGTTCGTAGTACGCCCCAACCATATAGAAGCTGGTTAAATACTGCATCATGCATAGGGTTAGAACCCCATCTTCGGGTGTTTAGTTGGTATACACTGTGAAGCATCTTAACTACTCTGTCAGCACGAGAAGAATTAGAAAGCACTTCAATGATAGGATCTTCACCTGTCATCATAGTGTGCGCTCGTTGTACTGAGGAGAAAGGAATATTAAGTGTGACTAAATGTTCATTCTCAATGTTTGAACTAGTATCAACCTGCTCTGAGAGAGGAGTATCAGAACCTTTAACTGTTGAACGGTCATAGTGATCTCGGTAATACCAGCGTTCTTGACGGGCAAACTCTTGATCTCGGTCATAGTAGAAGCTTAATCCAAACTTAAGATCTGACAGCATACGATCTAAAAATTTGTCATCGCGTTCTTCGTTAGATTGTATTTCAGCTTCACCTTCGCCAACGTTAACTCCTCTGGCGTATAGTATTTCTCTCATTAACGATGCCTCGTGCTAAAATGCTTTTTCATAATTTGTTGTCGTCGTGGTCGCCCTCGGCTAGTAAGATTCACTACTTCTTTTGCCATAAGTGCAACTCCCATACTACTCACTCTATCATCATGCCCTGTACCTTCTGCACCTGTCTTTTGTCCTGTTCTTACGTATGACTGTGCTTCATATACAAAATCCATATCTCTAGCTTTTAAACTACGTTGAGCGATTTCAGTTTGTAATCGACTCTCCATTATTGCTTTAGTTTTGGAATTTGTAGGCCAACCCTGTTTATTATCGCCATCCCCTGTCTTTTTATCTTTCTTATATAAAAAGATATTTTCGTATTCAAAGACATTCTTCAATGCAGATAGCACTGCGAAGCCGTGGTTATTTCTTTCCACAGCCAGCAATGCACGATTAAAACTTCTACCTAACGCCGCAAGAAGTCCTGCGAAAGTATCCGGGTCATAACGCCCTGCAATACTTGCATACTGTTCCCCAGTTGCGGCATCAATTACTTGTGCCACTGAAAGGTCTCCGTTAGGTTCACCACCTGCAGGGTCTGCTCCAACTATAAAACCTTGACCTACTCGTGGTATTGTCCAAATTTTTAGTTCAGGCCAGTCCCTTTGTAAGTCACTTAAGTATCCGTTTCTACTAAAAACTTCACCTATAGTTAAAGGGTCCCTACAATGTGTCTCTGCTATATATTGTAACCCATCTAGGTCAAAAATGCAACCCCCAGTAGTAATAAAAGATTCTAAAGGGCTGGAAGGGTATTCTTGTTGAAAAAGCTTATCATCTGTATAACTAGACTTCTTCTCATCGTACCATTCATCATCTCTTCCCGGTCTTAAATGATATGGGAGGAACACGCCTTTGAACCCATTCTCATTTGCTTCTGCACCCTTCCACATTTTATAGTAGAAATTCCCTAACCCATTTGCAGTGCTTACCCCAATGAACTGACCACCCGCATCAATCGTTGGTGATAGGGCAGCCCAGTTTTTTTCAGCATGTGGATGGAACGCCCACTCATCTGCAATAACAACAGATGCAGTTTCAGAACGTCCTGCGTCTTCAGTAGCGGGTAGTGCAAATACAGAAGAATGATGTGTCACGTTCCCCTTAGCATTACGCTGCTCAAATTCTATTTCTTTTTTATTATCGTTGATTAATGGTCGCCATTTGCGTATCCACTGGGGTAAACGAGAGTATTGGAACTTTACTTTCAGAAGAAGCTTCTGTGCCTCGTCTTCTCGCTTAGAGAGCATAAGTATGTTTGCGTTATTAAAGAAGAGTGCTTTATGTAGTGCATAAGAAGATGCGCACCAAGATACACCTAACTGTCTTCCTTTAAGCACAATTACTCTATCACTCTCTTGGAAAGTGTTTAGTAATTCTTTCTGAAAGTCCCAAAGTTTAAACGCAAATGTTTCAAAAGTTTGCGGGTCGTTGATTTCACAATATGTTTCAAGAAAATATACAATATCCTCTTTACACTTGAGAATCTCCTCCAGCTGTTCCTTCTGACTCAGCTCGTCGTTCTTCAAGTCTTTCGAGGATGTCATCGAGGTCGCCTGTGTTACCACTCTTATGTGTTACCTCCACTCGACTCTTGTTTACTCCGCCTAAATCAATTAGACGGTCTATTGCATACTGCACTACTCTTACGTTAGTATGATCTAACATTAGTACAAGTTTGTGTATTGCTTTAGCTAAACCAAATGCAGTTACCTCTGCAGCCATAATTACAGGTTGTGTAGTAACTTTCTCATATACGATACGAAAATCTTTATTTTGTTGTTTCCACGAATACGCTGTATTAGGTGAGATGCTACACGCCTCTGCAGCCTGTTTATCCGATAGCCCGTAGAGTTTTCCAACCAAAAAATTTTCCTGATTGTCGTTAAGTGTTTCAATGAGTCCTCCTGCACCTATTAATGGATTCGGTGTTATTGACTGTTCTATATCCATTTCAGAATGGTCAAGGTCAGTATCATCGTCCATCATCTGAGTTAAGGCTAATAATGGATTAGCTGGCATTTGTACTCCATTTGCATAAGTGTGCCGTTTATGGTATACTTTTATGGTAACACAAGATTGGAGTACTGTCAATGCCTAGAATCAATTATAAAGAGATGGTGCACAAAAGAGTTCATATACATCGTTCGACTTCAATGCTACTAAGTACAATGTCTGAGCTTATGGGAGAATCTTACAGAGATACCTTTGAAGCTGCTTTGTTGTATGGAATGGCCTATATGAATGAGCATAACAAAATGAACATGACTCAGTGGCTAGATGAAGTTAAGTTACCTAAAATAGAAGATGTTGACAAATTTATAAAAGTAGAGTAAGATGTAGTTAATGTCCGAACTAGATAAAGACCAAATACTAGATGTACTTATTGAAGCTGGATGGCCTCCAGAACTTCTTAGAAAAGCTTTTATAATTGCTTGGATGGAATCTTCTTTTGATCCTGACACAACCAAAGATTATAAAGGTGAAGAGTCTTATGGTCTATTCCAAATTACTACTTCAAATCATATAGAAAAATTAGAAGCACTAGGAGATAATTGGAAAGAGTTAGCACTAGACCCGGTTACAAATGCAAAAATTGGACTTGCTATTTACAAAGAGCGAGTAGGCTGGAATAAAGCTGGTGCTGAAAGTGGTGATCACGAGTTAGCTCAAAGAGACCCTTGGCTTGCTTGGACAAGTCATAAAGCACAACAGATGATCGGAAATGACTATTCTCTTGTGAAAAAAGGGAACTCTGAGGCGGGTGCTGAATACTGGCAAGGTATTGAAAAAAATACAATACATGCAAATGAGTTGTGGAATCAAACAAAAGGTCCTTCAATGACTCAAGGAATGTCTATTGAGGAAAGTACTTTTGAAGACCCTTCTAATGTCTTAAGAACTTCACAAGGAAAATATCCTGCACCTGAAGGTGCCCTTAAGTTTGCAACACCTTCGATGACAACTGCTAATGAGCTACCTTCCCTACCTCCAGAAGAGTCTTCTTTTGAACCAGAGTTTGTACAAAATAAACAAAAACTTAATACTCCTTTTCCTTTACCCCCAAATGGAGTCGCGGGACCCATAGAAAATATGGTATAGTAGTGTTCATGAAAGAAAACATCTGCCCAAATTGTGAAGGTCGCCTCGTTTTTGAGCCTGGACACATGAGTTACAATAATCAAGGAATGTTCTTAGTACATGCGGAAAACCGCATCGTTTGTCTTATGTGTGCTCGATATAGATACTTAGATGAATT